AAAGGGCAGTAGAACGTGCTAAAGCAAATAATCTCTTAAAGTGTGTTAGTTGCGGAAGCCCCTCGCGGGGCGACTTCTGCCAGTTTTGTTTGAAGGAAGAATGATGACGGAGTTTGAAAAAGCTGACGCTGACGGTAGTGGCGCTGTAGATAAGCAAGAGTGGGACGATCTGGCTTTAGAGGATCGCAAGCGCAGGCTTGACGACGAGGACGCCAAGCGGGATCAGCAACGTAAAATGGTTTGGTTTGCGTTGAGCGGCATGTTGCTGTACCCTGCCTCTATCGTAATTACGTCAGCGATAGGGTTGAGCGAGGCGACTGCTTCACTTACGTCTATCGCGGGGGTGTACTTCGTCAGTGTAAGTGCATTGGTCGGAGCGTTCTTTGGGTTTAACGCAATGGAATCAAAGAGATGATGACATTATTAGGTAGCCTTCTGGGCTTTGGTAGTTCGTTTCTGCCTGAAGTTTTAAACTTCTTTAAGGCAGGGCAAGAACACAAACAGAAGATGGAGAGCATGAAGCTCGAAATGGAACTCATGAGCAAACGCTCTGAGCTTCAGTTGAGTTTGCTAGACAAGCAGGCAGACATCAAAGAGACAGAGGGGCTGTATAAGCATGACAGTATCGATGCTGGAGGGTTTGTTAACGCACTTAGGGGGTCTGTCAGGCCTGTCATCACTTATGCTTTTTTTGGCCTATTCGTTGCCGTACAAGTCGTAATCATGGTTAAGGTTATGAACGAAGGTGGGGACTGGGCTTCAGCCGTTACGCTGATGTGGACCGCTGAAACTTCTGGACTTTTCGCTGCTATCATGAGTTTTTGGTTTGGTAACAGGGCCGTTTCAAAGTATCTTAAAAAAGGATAAATAAAATGGCTAAAAATATGAAGCACTATTTCCGTGATGGCAAGGAACATAAAGGTGCTACTCACAAAACGGGTGGTAAACTTATGTCGGGTGCAAAGCACACGGCGAGTAGCCGAAACCTTGTTCACATGAGCGGGTTGTCGGCCACCGCTAAAAAAATAGCGAAGGGATAATAATATGTATAAGTTATCACAGCGCAGCCTTGATCGGTTGGAAGGCTTAGACGAGCGCCTGATTGCGGTTGTTAACTCTGCCATCCACCGCAGCAAAATTGATTTCGGCGTGATCTGCGGCATGAGAACGCTGGAAGAGCAACGTGCCTTGGTTGAGAAGGGCGCGTCTCAGACTATGAAGTCCAAGCACCTTGACGGTTATGCCGTTGATTTAATGGCATATATTGGTTCAAGGGGGTCTTGGGAGTTGAATTTGTATGACGAGATTGCTGACGCTATGGCCGAGGCTGCTCGTGAAGTTGACGTTCCGATCCGTTGGGGCGCAGCATGGACAGTGTCAAACATAGCTCAGTTCCACGGTGGCACCATGGAAGATGCCATGAACAGTTACATTGATGAGCGCCGCTCACAGAACCGCCGTCCGTTTATCGATGGCCCCCACTTTGAACTTATGGTTTAGGAGAAATACAATGGCCGAAAAAACAGGCAAAGAACTTGCAGATTTTATCGCAAGAAAAAAAGCTAAAGAGGACAGGAACGCCGCCAGGGAATCTGCGATGTTAGAGCGAGCGCCGATCCCCTTCGAAGAGTTTAGGGCCTCAGAGGGTTCCGACCGAGCAAGGTCTGCTCCAATCTCTGTCTCGAAGCCTGAGTACCCAACGTCCGCACCTTCAACTTCAAAGCGCCCTAAAATGCGAGAAAAGCCCACACGTCCCCAAAAACGGCCCGACTCCATTGCGGAAGACGCAGCAGTTAGCAGGGGCAACTCAGAAGCCCTACGCCGTGTTACAGAAGGTAGTCCTACCGACAAGTACATGGGCGGCGGCATGGTAAAAAGAGGTTACATGGGCGGCGGCGTAGTTCGTGTGGGCGATGTCCGTGACAACCCGAACCGTGGGAAGACTTACTAATGCCTACGATTATGATCAGCATAATGCCTGATGGCATCCCTGTCGATAAGATGGACGGGGATGACAACGGCTCTAGCTGCCCGATAGCCACGCAGGACGAAGAAGTTAACGACGTTAACAAGATGTATGCGCAGGACGAGGCGAACTACCACGATGCTACAGAGGACGGTGGGTTCAAGCTCTCTGAAGTCTGCGGCAACTGTGGTGCATACAACCAAACGGAAGACATGATGGACTGCATCGGTGATGAGTCTGGCGATCTTGGCTACTGCCAGATCTACAAATTCATGTGTTCTGCTGACTACGTTTGTAATGAATGGGTAAAGGGCGGGCCTATCACGGCCATGGCTGAAGGTTCAGAAAGGGATATTCTTTAATGGACCTTGTAGACTTTGCGACATACATGTATAAGCTACTACGAGAGCGCGAACAAGATATTGCAAGTGCTCTCGCACATGACGCTGCCAAAGACTGGGAGAGTTATAAGCTCATGGTGGGTGAGATACGGGGCCTGACCTACGCTCGTGAGGAAATTAAAGCCCTGCTGGAGAACCACGCTGAAGATGTCGAAGACCTTATTTCTTCCTGATCATGTAGCGCAGAAAATTAGCAAGGACCGAAAAGTTGAAAGTTCAACTGAGTCGTCCCCTGTAGATAGCGCGTACGTTAACGCTGCGGATCGAGTATTAGATCCCGCACTTTTAGATACATCCCTGATGGATCGACTGCCTCAACCTACGGGTTGGCGACTGTTGGTTATGCCGTACCAAGGTACGACTAAAACGCAGGGGGGTCTACATATCCCTGACGAAATCCGAGCTAGAGAAGCTGTAGCTACTGTTGTGGCTTACGTTTTGAAGTTAGGACCTTTGGCCTACAAAGACCCCGGCAAGTTCGGTGTTGACGCAGCGCCATGGTGCAAAGAGGGCCAATGGGTTTGTATTGGTCGGTATTCTGGTTCACGTTTTAAGATCGACGGCGGAGAGGTTCGCATCATTAATGATGACGAGGTTATCGCTACGCTCTTAGAGCCTGACGACATCAAGCACGTCTAGGAGAAGATTATGTCCCAAGAAAATGAAGAGGTCCTTGACGACGAGGACACAGGCGTAGAGGTCGAAATCGATTCTACGGAGGAAGACGAAAAGCCGTCGAAGCCTGAAAGGGTTGAAGCGGAATCTGCGGCGGAGCCTGATGAGCTAGAAAGCTATAGCCAGAAGGTCCAAGGCCGGATTAAGAAGCTGACGGAGAAATACCGTAAAGAGGAACGGGACCGCGAAGAAGCGGTTACCATGGCTCAACGGCTTCTAGACGAGAACACCAAGCTCAAGACTCAGGTTAAAAACCTGGACAAGGGCTACGTCAACTCGGAAGAATCACGCATTAAAAGTCAAGTTGCGGCTGTTAAGCAGCAGTACCGTGAGGCATATGACGCTGGTGACAGCGAAGCAATGTTTACTGCGCAAGAGCAGTTGTCTCAAATGACTCTTATGCAGGAGCGTGTTCGTGTTGCTAAACAGCGTCTGTCTGTTCAGGAAGCCGAACCTGTTCCACAACAAACACAACAGCCTGCCGCTGCCCCGCAGCAGAAGGCCGCTAAACCAGACCCCCGAGCCCAAGACTGGGCTGATAAAAACGAGTGGTTTGGTTCAGATGAAGTTATGACTTATGCTTCGTTTGGTATTCATCGCAAACTGGTTGAGGAAGAAGGATTTGACCCGTCGAGTGATGAGTACTATAGTGAAGTTGACAAACGCATGCGCACGGAGTTTCCACAGAAATTCCAAGCGGCGAAAAGATCGGGCGGAGCACAGGTCGCACCTGCTGGCGCTTCAGCTACCCGCAGTACAGCAAAATCAGGGCGCAGGTCGGTGAAGTTATCACCATCACAAATTGCGATGGCAAAACGTTTAAACGTCCCGCTTGAAGAATATGCAAAATATGTGAAGGATTGAGAATATGACTGACAGAAAACCTCGCGCAAGCGAATCACGCGAAACTGAAACGCGCCGTAAACCATGGGCACCGCCCAGTCACCTAGCCGCACCAAATGCCCCAGATGGCTTTGTGCATCGCTGGATACGAATCGCAATGCGTGGCGAAGAAGACAAGATGAATGTCAACTCTAAGCTGCGTGAAGGATGGGAACCTGTCCGGAAAGATGAATATCCAGACTATGAGGCTCCAACTATCGACGATGGTCGGTACGAGGGTATCATAGGGCAAGGCGGATTGATGCTGTGCCGAATCCCGCTCGAGACAGTAGCAGAACGAACTGCATATTACGGGGGCAGAACCCGCGAACAAATGACTGCTGTAGATCAGGACCTTATGAAGGAGCAACATCCTTCCATGCCGATTACTAATAGTCGGCAAAGTCGCGTATCGTTTGGAGGCTCACGACGAGACTCCGATTAATCTTATGAGGTGCTATTATGGCAAATTCTAACGGTTCCTTTGGGCTACGGCCTATCGGCGTTGTTGGGCAAGGTGCGAATACTACGGGTGCTACCGAGTATCGTATTGCGTCAAACAACAACACAAAAATGTATCAGGGCTCTCCTGTCATTCCTATAGCGGGCGGAACTATCTCTGTAGCGCAAGCTGCTGCTGGTGGTAACGTAGCGTTTTTGGGTGTGTTCTGGGGTGTCGAATACGTTCGCGCAACTGACGGCAAGACTATCTGGTCACCATCTTGGCAGGGAACTTCTGCTGGTGTAGATACAAACTTCCCGATCAAAGCCTTTGTTTACGACAATCCAATGCAGACGTTTACTATTGCGACATCTAATGTTGTTGCAGCAGCGAACACTGAAGCGGAAATTCGTGCGATGGTCTTTAAGAACATCGGGATGGCAACCGCCACTGCGGGCAATGACACCACTGGTATCTCTTCTGCATCCGCAGACTTGAACACCGCTGCTGCCACTGCCACTCTTCAGCTGCGTGTTATTGGCGTCCAAGACGACCCTGATAATTCTGACTTCACAGTCGCTGGTATCCCATTAATCGTACGTTTGAATACGAGCTTTAATTCCGCCAATGGTGGTATTGCAGCTGGTACGCCTTCGTCCACTGGCGTTTAAGGAGGTCTAACACATGGCTATTTCACGCGCACAACTGGCTAAAGAGCTAGAACCAGGCCTCAACGCCCTGTTTGGTATGGAGTACTCCCGGTACGAAAACCAACACGCTGAGATCTTCACCACCGAATCTTCAGACCGCGCGTTTGAAGAGGAGGTCATGTTGTCCGGATTTGGCGCAGCACCTACAAAATCTGAAGGTTCTGCAATCAATTTCGACGACGCTAACGAAGCATACACTGCTCGTTACAACCACGAAACCGTTGCGCTTGCATTCTCAATCACTGAGGAAGCAATCGAGGACAACTTGTATGACCGCCTCGGCAGTCGTTACACACGCGCCCTCGCTCGCTCAATGGCTCACTCTAAGCAGGTTAAAGCTGCGTCTGTGTTGAACAATGCGTTCGCAGGCGGCGCAACTGCTGGCGGTGACGGTGTCGCTCTTTGCGCCACTACTCACCCGCTTACAAACGGTGGGACTTTCGCTAACACTCCAGCAGTGGCTGCTGATTTGAACGAAACTTCTTTGGAAGACGCTCTGATCAACATCGCTGGTTTCGTTGACGAACGTGGCTTGAAGGTCGCATTGCGCGGCATGAAGTTGGTCATCCCACGTCAACTGCAGTTCATTGCAGAGCGTTTGATGGTTTCCAACCTTCGTGTTGGCACAGCGGACAACGACACGAACGCTATCCGTTCAATGGGCATGTTGCCTGATGGCTATGCCGTCAACGACTTCCTCACTGATCCAGATGCGTTCTTCCTCAAGACCGACGCGCCTCGTGGCTTTGTTCACTTTGAGCGGACTCCGCTTTCCACTAACATGGAAGCTGACTTCGACACAGGGAACATGCGCTTCAAAGCTCGTGAGCGTTACAGCTTTGGCTTTAGCG